GCCGCCCCGCTTCGCCGTTCACCTTGTCAATCGCCTTGCTCACATCCAGCGACTTCGGAAATCCCGACCCGTACACCCACGCGATCATGTCGCGGATCTCGAACCCGGCGTCCTCGATCCGGCAGCACATCCGATGCTGCGTCCGCGTTCCAGCAAACGCCAGCAGGTGACCGCCAGGCTTCAACACGCGAAGGCACTCCGACCACACGTCCACGCTCGGAACGTCGTAGTCCCACTTCCTTCCCATGAACGACAACCCGTACGGCGGGTCCGTCACCACCGCGTCAACGATGCAATCAGGCAGCGTCCGCAGAACCTCCAAGCAGTCGCCGTGATGGACGGTCCAGTCGGTCATCGCATCACCCCCGTACGGAGCTGCCACATGAGCGCCTTCGCGGCCAGCGGAACCTCCTTCACGTCAACCCCGACCGCGGCAGCCTCGCGGTTCTCGTACCAGTGCCCCACGAGGAGCTTGATGGCCTGCTTCGCCCGCTCCGGACATGACGCGGCGGTCCCGTAGCCGGCGACGTAGGTCAGCGTCACCGCATCGCCACGGTAGGCCGTGTCGGGCCACGCCTCACCGACCGCCTCCTCGATCGAGCCCGGCGTCGTGTCGGTCCTGACCGTGTAGAGGCCCGTCGAGAGCGTCTGCTCGACGTTGCTGGCGTCGAAGTACTTCAGGCTCGTCACCGATACCAACGGGCACATCGGGACGACGATCCCCGTCCCGGACACCGGGAAGCGGCTGAACCTCGACACGAACGACCGCTGACAGTAGGCCCGCTCCGTCTCCGTCTCGACGTACTCACGCGCCGTCGCGATGAGGATCGACAGGAAGGCGTCCTCCGCGTCGTTGTCCACGCGACAGTGGAACCTCGCCTCGGAGAGCGTCAGCGGCTCGACGGCCGGGGCGGTCGTCTGAACCGTCGTCACGGAGATGGGCGGCGGGTAGCTCATGGGGTCAGGCGTCGCGGTTCGTCACGGCACGACGGCCAGGCTTCTTGATCCGAAGCTCGGCTTCTCGGATCTCGCGCTCGGCGATTCCGGGATCAGGAGCGATCTGGACGGACTGCGACAGCGGGGCGTCCGCCGAGACGTAGCGGCCGTGGCCGTTCTCGATGAGCGTCCGGCCGACATGGTCGGGGATCTCCCGCACCTCGCCGGCGACGCAGGGCTGGGCGAGCACGATGCACGATGTCAGGAACTGGATCTTCATAAGCCCGACCCGCCGGGTTTCCCCGACGGGCGGGTGCGGAGGGAGAAGACGCGTGGATCACAGGATGGCGAGGCCGCAGATCGCCGACTTCACGGTCCAGCCGGCGTCGTGACGGGCCACCGCGCGGTAGCCGTACTGGCCGCTGGAGATGAACGCCTGATCGAGGAACCGGATCGAGACGTTGTCGCGGTCGCCGATGAAGTGGAACGAGAAGTCGCCGAAGAGCGCGACCTTCTTGTTCGACGTGGCGAAGGCGTCAAGGCCGACGTTGGTCGTGTAGACCGGGAAGCCGAGCAGCTTGTCGGGCTGGCCAAGCTGGATCGACGGCTCCCAGAGGTACGGGACGGCGGCGATCGCGGAACCGTTCGCCGTCGCGATGGAGCTGGTCTTCGAGGTGAGCTTGCGGATCGCCTTGGCGAGCGTGTCATGGACGACCCACACCGCGTTCTGGCGGTACTGGAACGGCACGGTGTAGACCACGTCCATCAGCTCCTCGGGGATGAGGACGCCGGCCGACGCGGTCGTGACGAGGTTGGAGTTTCCGTTGGTCACGATCGACGCCAGACCGGCAGGGCCGTTCGACGCGCCGCCGAGCATCGCCGACAGCTCGCTCTGGCCCATCGCGCGGCCGATCTGCGAGGACATCCACGCCCCGGTGTCGAACCGGTCGTCGGCCATGAGTTCCTCGGTGATCTTGGTCAGGAAGACCTGCTTCTTCGAGGACAGCGAGAGGTTGTCGAACTGGCTCGTGACGGCGGTCGTCGTGGTCGATTCGCCCTCATACACCACGGCGCCGAGCGAACTCTCGAACGTCACGTTCCCGGTCTTCGACGACAGCGGGATGATGGTCGAGATCTGCCGGAGGAAGTTTGAGAGTTGGCGGGTCTCAACGAGCTTGCCGTAGTACTCCTGCGCGGGCAGGTAGGCACCGTCGGCGTTGGTGGTCTCGTTGAGGATTCGCATCTCCTCGGGCTTCAGCGCGTGCGGACGCTTGCAGTAGGACCGGAACGCCCGGGCGTACTGCTTGGTGCGCGACGCACGCTCCTGGCGGGTCGTGAACGGTGCGGCGTCCTCGCCGTCCTCGTCCACGAAGCCTCCCTCGATGCCCTTCTCCCGGATCTGGCCGGAACCGAGCTGGTAGCCGGCGTCGCCGACGGGGGCCTCACGGACGGGCTTGTTGCGGGCCTGGAACTCGGCCAGCTTTCGGACGTGCTCGCTGTTCTGGTCGCGCAGCTTGCAGAGGGCGTCGAGGCGCGTCTGCATCTTCGCGTAGCGCTCCTCGGTCTCTCCGGACATCGGCTCGCCGGCGGCGTTGGCCGTATCGACCATGCTGGTCATCTGCTTCCAGAGGCCCTCGATCTCGGTCATGATTTCGTTGATGGTTGCCATTGTGTTGCCTTACGGGTGAATCAGGCCAGCGAAGGCCCTTGGCTGGACGACGTTGCCGTCCAGGCGGGTGCGTGCGTAGATGCCGATCTGTCCGGACGCGATGTGCGTCTGGTCGGCCTGCGTGAAGGTGAAGCCGGGCTTGGACTCGGCCACGAGGTACTGGGAGAGGTCGCCGAAGATCACGCTTACCGATGCGGACACCGGCTCGCTCGGCATGAACGCACAGAGGACCGCCGGGCGCCCATAGACGCTCGGGACCGTCTGACCGTTCAGTTCGAGGACGTGCGCCGCCCCCGGCGAGCCGGCGACGTACTTCGCGTAGACGCGCGGGTGCATGATCCACGCGCCACGGTCGATGTACGCCGGATCGACGAGGGCAAGCACCTCGGCGAGGTCGTTGTCTGCCGCGCCGGATCCGACCGCGATCGAACCAGACGATGCCGCCGAGAACGTCCGCGACTCTGCGACGAGGTTCTGTGCGAGCCCGGCGAACTGTCCGCCGGAACCGGTCCCCGCGACGATCTGCGATGCCTCCATCGCGTAGATCGAGATGGCGAGCTGCTGCGCGAGGAACTTCGCCAGGTCAGGCTCGGAGTCGGCCAACAGCTCCTCGGTGGCCTTCGTGTAGACGCCGTACTTGCTGGGCGCGAACGCCCTTCGGTCAGGCGAACCGGAGGTACCGAAGTTGGGGAGGTTGAACGGGCTTCCGTCACCGCCGCTCGCGAGGCCGTAGTCGGAACCGCTTCCGAGAGTCGGGCTCTCGGAGAGCAGCTTGACCGTGGTCTCGATCGTGAAGTACGGGACGGAGAGCGATCGCCCCGTCTCGACGCGCGAGACGTGGCCGAGCAATCCCTGCTGGCGGACCTCGGCGATCCTGTCGAGGTACATCTTCGGCGCGAGGACCGCGCCGTCGGCGTCGGAGCCCTCGCTGAGCACCCGGAGGTCATCGGGGGCGAGGTTCGCCTTTCCGACCTTCAGGTAGCGCGTGAACGCACGGAGGTATTCCGGCGAGCTTCGCGTTTCTTCTGGCATTGCGAGACCCTTGGGAGGGTCGCTGCGCTTGGATGCGACAGCGAACGGTTGCGTGAGCCGTCCGATGCGTGCGATCCGTGAAGACGCGATGCCGCTATTCCGGTCGTCCCGTCCGTGCCGGTCGGCCTAAAGGCCCCGTGGCGCTCTCGCGCGGCGTGCGGAAGGGAGGAGGCGAAACTGGTTGTCGGGGGAATCCTGCGCCACCGCGGCGCGGATNNCGCTTCCTCGTCTTCGCCTCCCACGCCTCCATCGAACGGAGGGCGCACTTCGTCTGCGGGTACGCCGGGATGCTCACCGGGCTCACCTCGTACAATCGCTCGATCTTCGTCACCCGACGATGGCGAGTACCGTCGTCCCGCCGCGTCCACTCGTCGCCGTCCGGGGCTGTGTCGAACCCGAAGGAACTCTCGCAGAGGTCGCCGCGACGGGCCAGCACGAGGACATCGCGACCTGCCGAGGTGTCCGGCAGGTCCACCTCGTAGTCGAGCCCATCGCGGGTCAGGAACAGCCGCAACGTCCCGGCAGACACCCGGCCCAGGAGGTCGGAAGTGTTGTGGTTCCAGAAGGATCGAACGTCCGGGTGGGCCTTCAAAGCCCCGTTCAGCGAGTCCGGGTCGATCGACTCGCGGAACCCTCCAAGATCCTCGCTCATCGCGTCGAACACGATCGCACGTCGGCGCAGGACGCCGATGGTGCCTGGACGCTCGGCGTCGCGGACCTCACAGACGGCGGAGACGAAACGGCGCTCAAACTCCATGACACACCTCCAGAAGCTCGCCGGCCGCGCGGACCGGGAGCAGGGAAAGCCACATCTCGGGCTGAGTCTCCCGCATCCACCGCGCGAGCGCGTGGGCAATGTCGTTGGCCCTTTGGTCGTCCATCCCCATCGAACGGACGATTGGGGCATACGCCTCCCTGAGCCTCGCGACGTTCGGCTCCCATCCGTCGGACTTCCGCGTCCTGGCCGTCAGTTCCACCTTCAGCATCCGCTCGCCCGTCTCGGTCGCCCAATCGGCGTATCCGGAATCGACCCCAGATGCGTCCTCGGCGTTCGCCTGCTGGCCGGACTGTTCGGCGGCGCTTGCCGCCTGCTTGGCCTCGGCGACCTTCTGATCGACCGGCGTCTCGTTCTGGCTCATCGTGTAGACATCGCCCTTCGGGCCGATGTCGTTCATGTCCTCGCGGGCGCGGATCTCGTTCGCGCTGATCGCACCGACCGCCTTCAGCTGCGTATAGAACTGCGCCCGCTGCACCATGTCGCCGCGCAGCAGGTCGTCGAACCTCATCCGGCTGTAGTGCTGATCCTCGCGGCCGAACAGCTTCCGCTTCGCCTCCATCTCCCAACGGGTCACCCAGCTGCGGAGCGTGTGCTGGACGAACTCCGTATTGGCCTGCTCGTTGTTCGAGTAACTGCTCCCCGTCTGGTCTCCGATCATGTGCGGCGGGACGCGGTACGCGGAGCAGATCTCGACCCGCTGGAACTGGCGAGACTCAAGGAACTGCGCGTCGTCGGCCGGGATGCTCAGCGACTGCCACTCCATGCCCTGTTCGAGGATCGCGACGCGCCCCGCGTTCGACTTCCCGGCGTACAGGCTCTCCCAGCTCGACCGAAGGCGGTTCTGCGCCTCGGGGTCCAGCTTGCCTGGCATCTTGAGCACGCCGCTCGGACGCGCTCCGTTGCGGAAGAACCCCGCCGAGAACGCCTCCTGTCCGATCGCCGTCCCGATCGCGTTCCGCATGAGCGCGAGCGGCGACTGCCCCATCAGGCCGTCGAACCCGATCGCCTTGACGTGGCCGGTCCCGCTCGCGATGAACGCCGCGCAGATGTACCTGCACCGC